GGAAAAAATTATTTGAAGTGTTTGCATAATTCAAAAACACCGTATGCGCAGCAGTTCCAACTGTCGTTCCACCAGATGCCCAAAAACTAAGCGTTACAGTTTTCCCAACGAGGTCAGCGCTGTTGAGATCCTCAATGCGATGCTTGAAATCTTGGAATTCTCCGGAAGAGTATGAGCCTGACACGTCCACAACATAGTTCCCACCGTAGCTGAAGTTTGCAGTCCGCGTTACGGTTGTAGATCCAGAGCCTGTTCTGTCAAGTCTCCATCGGTCAAAGTTATATCCATTGAACGGTGACCCGCTGAAGCTGGTTCCGCGTTGTGCTACCTGCATATTCCCATTGATAACGCGGTTCCGCATTCCAAGCTCATAGCCAGAATTGGCAAGTTTTGCTGTTGGAAGCAAACCGACGGTTCCCGCCGAAAGAGGCAATCCCGTTGCGTTGGTCAAAACAACAGACGCAGGCGTACCAAGATTGGGTGCAACAAGCGTTGCGCCATTTGACAAAACAATTGCGCCAGTCCCGGTGTACGAGGTGGCATTCCCAATGTTGTCCGAAGTCCAGATTAAAGCGTCAACGCTGTCTCTGAGCTCAAACTTATACAGGCTGTTTGCCAGCCAAACGCTTGCTTCCCCGCGCGAGTCAAGGATGACAGGGTTGGTGTTGGCCGAGGTGCCGGTGGAGTCCGTGTAAGTAGCAAGCGGGGTGGTTGTGCCTGCCGCGTATGTGTACAGCCTTCCCCCAACCAGCGGGATTCCGCTGGCAGTGAAGAATTGCATCTTTGGGCTTGGGGTGAGTGAGGCCATTTATGGTTTTCCCTTATGCACTAATGTTGTCAGTCACTGTCAAAATGACAGATGGTATTGAAGGAACAGGAGCAGAAGCTGCACTGTTTGTAATCTGCACTGCCGTATCGTTTACAGACCACATAAGCTCAAAGTAGTCATTAGCTTGCAATTGATATATGTAATTCCAAGATGCAACTAGCTCACTATTATTGCCTTTTAATCTCACCTGCCCTGCTGAGTCTGCCACGTTTACCCCATTAACGCGAAGCCAGATAAATATAAGATGGTCTCCGCCGCTTGTGTTGTCCAGTTGCGCAGAGAATTGAATGTTGTAAACATTTTTTGTATCAACATAAACCCTAGACGATGGCGAGCCTATTGTTACGCCATTGGATATGCTGACTGTATTGAATGTCATCCCATAGGCTGTATTAATTGCCGCCGCAGTTTGGGTGGTGGTGTCGTAAAACGATCCATAACGCAATCTAGGTACGTGTGGCGTTTGCGAAGGGGATAGGCTTAAGTCTTGGATCTGATTTTGTATGCTAGCCAGTTGTGACGACAAAGTATTGACTTGCGTTTGTAGTGCTGCCGATTGCACTTCAGCTTGCAACAGATCAGTCTGTAGAGGTCTTAAGTCGGAAGGAGCCTCCGTCAAGAAAACATTGTTTGAAGGCAAGATTTGCAGGTCAGAAATTGCTTGCTGATTGCTTGAGCAATTTGCAGCTAACTGAGCTTGACTGTATGAATCGTTCAAGTCTCCAAAATCAACCTGTGCTTGTGGAGCCAACTGAAGGTCACTTAGCGTAAGGTCATTTGTCCCGCCTCCAGTTAGACGGAACAAGTTCAAAAAGAACCGATACCACTCACGCGACATTAACCCGCTTCGCTCGTCAATGAGCGGAACACGGGGTGGGGGGATGTTGGTGATATCAAGCATTGGTGCCACTTACAAGCAGTTCTGCGCCCATGATAGATATCCTAACCGGATCTGTGCCGGAAATCTCATAAACACGGTCACGCAGCTTCTGCGTCATGCCCAGCCTGAGCCAGATGACACGCTTGTTGAACTCACCAATGCGACCCATGCTTCGGTTATGGTAGTTACCCCAGGTGTGTCCGCCGTCATCTGACCAACGCAAAGCCACTGATGGTTCTGCCCCGACTGTCGTAGGCGTATTGGCAAGCAAATCACCGCTGGTTTCTGTAAGCAATTCAAAACCGGATTCGGTTGCCAGTTGGATTTCTTCAAGCGGATCAATACCGTTCAGACCAACTCCAGCCTCACAATCAAGTTGCAACGAATGATGAGCAGTACGTTTCAGGTTGTTTTTGCCAGTGTCTAACGCTCTCCAAGACCTGAGCCATTTCTGAACTGCGCCGTCATCCGAGTACACGTCCAAATCAAAGGCGTAGATCCGGCCATCCTCAAAGTCGCCAACGATAACTTCACCGTTGAAGTTCATCTGACAGTTGGATCGGTGCCTGATGAAGTTGCCGTTATAGAAGCCAGCCCGCTCATGCCAAGCCTGGGTGGATACGTCGTACACCCACGTCCGATTGGCCGATGGGAAGGTCAGCACATAGAAAGGGTGGCCTTCTTGCTGGTACGTGTAGGCAACGGCATCAGAGATGGTGTCATAGCTCGCAATTGCGTACTCAATTGCATGGGTAGAAATGCGCTGTCCCGTGTAGCCGTTAGCCTTGTAAACAATGCCATTGCCGCGAGCGTCAGAGCCCAGCCAAAAGATGGAATTGTCCAACTTGGCTACAGATGCAACAGCGGCACAGCCTATCTCATTAAACGCACCTTGAATGCGTTGCAATGGGAAATCAGTCAGTCCAGCGTCGTACCAGACCTCAACCGAGTTGGAACCAAACAGCCAAACCTCTCGGTGGTCAATAATCATTGACACCAAACCATCTGGAGAGCCTTCGGCGCTGGCAAAGTCTAGCGGATCAATTGACGCCCCATCCAGCAAGCTAGTGACCCACACGCGCTGACTACTTGGCTCGATGAACACAAAGTAGCCATCCAGATAGCCGACAACAGAAGCGCCAGGGAAGTCTCCGTCCGTGATCTGGGCAAACACGCTTGTAGAAGCGTTGTATATGTAGCTTGGGCCATTGCAAGCAATGAACAACTGGATGCCGTTGTCCGACATGCTGACAGGCCCAGTGCCCGACACAGTGCCAATTGACGTGTACGTCCAATCTGTGGATAACTTATACACAGTTTGTCCACTGACAACATAGGCATAGCCGCCAAAGGCCCACAAGCCACGAACTGGCCCCGCCCCAATCGTCGCAAGCCTACGCAACCCGGGCGCCCGCATGAAAAACGCAGGTTCCTTGCCCCCGTCAGGCACGATCTCGGGGAACATGTTGACGAGACGATTCACCGCCTCGTTAACGGATCTGGCTACATATGCTTGGCCGAGAATGGGGGTCTTCATAGAGAATCCTGGTACACCCACTGCGGGCTATCGTCAATCCAAATGTCTGCTTTGACATAGGACGCTTTAGCTTTCCGGCTTGTGTAAACAATTTCAATTGGAACGTCGTTAACTATTTCGTCAGGCCTACGCATGGTGACAATCTTTACGGTGTGGCCGCGATCTTGCGCCGACTGAATAAAGTCATCCCACAACACCGGATCTGCGGTGTATGTCTTGTCGTAGTCAAGCGCAATCAGCATCAATAATTCCCGGCGTACACATTGAACCGCTGCCGTGTAGCAACAATCGGATAAGGCAAGCTCATCAGGTCTTCAGGGTTGTTGACCCGCTTCAGATTCCGCTTGGAAGTCATTGCGATACGGTTGACTGTAGGCGAAGGCTCAACGCCAAACTCTGGTGCAATCTCGCAGGCCAAGTTGTACTTGAACGCACGAAGATAGCCTGGCGGCAGATATAAAGTCGTTGCCAGCGTAGCAGGCTGAACCAACTCATCCACCGAGATGAAGTGCCATTCCAACGCCCGGGTGGGTTTTGGGTAGACCGTCATCTGGATATTGGGGAACTCCATGTTTACCCACATCACCTGTGGATAAGTAGAGGTCACCGTCTTCACAGCAATGCCGTCGTATTGCTGCTGGTTAATCATTTTGATACCGAACGACACGTTTGTCGTTGGATCACGGAAATAGGTGGAATCGTCCAGCAGGATGGGACGATTGCCAACAAAGTCACCAGTTGGGCCAAGGTGCCTCTGGATTTCATCCGCAGGCCAAGTGAACACTTGATCCTGGGTGTTGTAGATCATCAGACGTTCGGTGTTCCACGAATCAATCATTTGATTCATGGCAGCAAGCGCGTCTTTAGACGTCTCAGGCGAGGGTGTTTCGCCTTCAGCGATTACCCCAATCAGCCGGAGTGCTGAGTTGATAATTTCACCGGCTGATGCCATTTCTTACGCTCCTTGCGTTTGTGTCTTAGGGGGTCGTCCCCGACGCTTAACTTCCAGTTCATTCACGGGAGCCGCATCTTCAGACAAAGAAGGCGTATCGTGAGTATAACGCACCCAGCCGTTACGTTCATCTTCTTGCGCCTCAATGTCAAGGCTTGCAATCTTTGAGCCGTGCTGTGGATGCTTGAGATAGATCATAGGCATGATAAGTGCCCCACGCCATTGCTGGCGCAGGGCTTTTACTACTTAGGCAACGCGGTACAGAACCCAAGCGCTAACGTCACTCTTGCGAGCAAGGAAGCGAGCAGACGAGGTGACGGCAACAACAGCGTTACCAACAATCGTCCAGCCAGTGCCAACCAGCACAGTGACTGCACCAGAGCTGGTGCCCAGATTGACCAAGGCCAGTTCAAACGTAGAACCAACTTTGGCGTTCGTGAGAACAGCTTCGGTCAATGCCACGGTGGGCAGAGTGTAAGAAGCAGCGGTCGTGCTGGGGTTGGCAACCAACACACCACCCGTAACTTGCGCAGCGGTCAGCGTTGCAGTTGAGGTTGCGGTCTGGGGGTCAGCCATTTCGCCCAAGAAAATCTCATTGAGATTACCGTCACCAATTTGAAAACCACCACCGACTGATGGAAGAGGCATGATATTTTCCTTAAAAAAGTTACAAGAAGGGGCCGAAGCCCCTTATATACGTTAGCCCCAGATACGGCAAGCCATCGCAGGACGAATGACCTTGTAACCGTACAGAACGTCAATACGGCAAGGCATACGGTCATTGTTAATGTCGTATTGGCGAACAATACGCATCGAAATGCCGTTGTGAACTTGGCGGGAAGCCATATCCACACCTTGGGGCAGCAACAGATCGGCGGTTGCGAAGGTGATCGCATCCTTGTGGTACACCAAGTTCTGAGCGTAGCCGGTAGCAGAGCCGCCGAGGAACGTCAGAGCAGCGCTGGCAGCCGGGAATGCGTTCACGGTAGCCAAAGCATTGGCCGAGGTGAAGATGGCAGGAGAAACGCTCAGGGTTGCAGAGGTGCCAGCAGACACGGACACGTCAGCAGTCACGGTGAACTGTTGCAGTGCGCCGGTCGATTGACGGGTCTGTGGGTTAACAGCAAACACGTTAGCGATTGTGAACACGTCACCGACCTTGAAGGTAGGCGAACCGCTGGTGAAGGTGATGTTAATCGAGGTAGCGCCTTGGCTGAACGTGGAACCAGCGGCAACGATAGGAGCCGTAGGAGTCACGCCAGTCGTGTGGCTGGCAATAGACTGAGACATATTGATCTCGTCGTAGCCCAAAACGCCCGTGCCCATCATGCCATTCTTGAACTGCTTAGAAATGACATCGCCTGGGTTGAACAAACCCTTCAAGCCTTCAACCAAACCTGCGTTGGCGGCAGGGTTGACGGTGGCATAACGGGGGCTCATACCGGCTGCGTTCTCGTTCAGCTTTTGCTGGGCTTGCAGCAGAACCAAAGAGGTTCCAGGGGTCGTGCCAGGGGTACCAACAGAAGAGTAGATCTGCTTGTAGGAGTTGGCAACGTCAGCATCAATAGCGGCAGCCAGTTGGCTAACGCGAGGCTTCAGAACACGCTCTGCGAAGTCATCCAATTGCATGGTGAGTTCAGCGGAGGTGAAGTTAACACCAATGTGCTTCTGCGAATCAACAGCCAGGGTCGTGGATTGCTCGTTGTCGTCCTGAACTTGCAGGGCAGCACCGTCGGTCACCAGAGCGCGGTCAGGCAGGCGGATACGCAGGGTAGAACCGATCTTGGCACCTTCAACAGCAAAGCTGTCGTCGTACTGACGGTTAACGTTGCGGGTAAGAACCAGATTGTTCTCCAGGATCTGGAGAGCTTTCCGGGTGATCATATCAATGGTAAGAATGTTATTTGCCACAGCAAATTTCCTTTAGAAGTGATTAGCGGTATCGTGTTTCCAACTTTTTCCTCATACGCTGCTCTTCTGCCTCAATCCATTGGCTCGTCGTCATAGTCTTAGTAGAACGCGGGTCAGTGGTATCGTAAGCAGGACTTCCCGTTGTGCGGGCAGTCACAGGCGTAATCGGGGTTGGAGCGCTCGAAGTTTTCTTAACAGGTGGACTATCGGCCAACTTAGCCTCCAGCCTACCGATCTCTTTTGCCTGCGCGTAAGGCGTCAAACGAGAGATGCGTTCAGCTTCCTTTGGGTTTGATCCCAAGAAATAGGCAATGTCTGGGCCCACATCAGAATATTGAATCGCTTCTGCCATCACGGTTGTGACTGGGAGCTTGGGGTTGTATGCGACTTGTTCAAAGTCATCATACTTTCCGCGAGCATCTTCTTCACGATCATGATAGGCGCTGAGAACTTCCTGTTGTTGCCGTTGGCTTTCACGACTACGAAGCAGCTCCTCGGCTTTGCGCGTTGCCAATGCATCAGCATACGCTTCAACCGACTCAAACTGATCCGCAGGCGGGATATCCACCGGCACACGCTGCGCTTGGGCCTGAGCCGCACGCTGCGATTGTTCTCTTTCCCATTTGCGTTGCTCACGAGCAAGGCGCTTACCAATGGCCGCATCAAGTTCTTCTTGTGTGAAGGTCTTGCTTGCTTCCGCTGGCTTTTCTTCCGGCTGAATAACTTCAGTTTCTGGGGCTGCCGTAGCTTCCAGTTCTGGCGCGGGCACTTCCGCTGAGATTTGCACTTCTTCTGTCATGGTTGATTCCTGAGAATCCCTGGTGAAACGCACCAGTACGGGTTTAGTTTACTTCAAATTACTTAGTTGATTTTCCAAAGATTCAACTTTGGCTGTCAACTCTTGAATTGCTTTAATCATTGGGCCGATCAATTCTTCGTAGCCAATTGACAAAACATCTTTTCCGCCAGTCTTGGAGTGATCTTGGAACCCGCCAAAATCCACGTTCAAGAAGCTGCAAGCAACCGCCACCTCTTGCGCTATCAAGCCATGATGGAATCTTGACCGCTTTTTGCTGCCGTCTTTCTCGCCCCAGTTGTAGTCTTCTCTGTAGTCCCACCGGAAGTCCACCGGGCGCAAAGTTTTGATGAAATCAAGGCCCAGAACCGTGTCTTGAATGTCAGCTTTGTCGCGCGCATCTGAACGATTCTGTACAGCGCCGTAGGCGTATGTGGTGGTGAAAGAGTTTCCAAGTTGCACTTGGTTATTGTTGGTTACATTAGTATTTTGTCCCAAACCTGTGCAATTATAGTAAGATACTAATGACGCTAATGCGTCATTTCCAACTGCTGTATTAGATTCGCCTGTTGTGCAATTTCTAAGCGCTTGATAACCGATTGCTGTGTTTTCTTCTCCTGTAGCATTGGCTCCACAGTCAAAACCAACAAACGTACTGTAATCGGAGTTAGAATATCGACCTGCATTATAACCTATTGCAGTTGTGCAAGCTGTATTTGAGTTTTTGGAAAGGGCCCCAAGGCCTGCCGAATAACTTGTGGAGTTGCCTGTGAAAGTGCCGTTTACATATTTTTTTACAGTGCCATAAGTTAAATAACTACCGGCAGGAATGAACTTATTACCTGAAGCATTTTCCCAATTTGTCCAAGCCGTACTATCGTTTGCAACACCATCCCCTACAGCGCCAAAGTCTTGGGGAGTTACAAATTCACCAAGTTTATTGGCAACCGTCCTTACGACAGCGCCGGTGCCTGTTGCCGTATAACTAGCAACAGAGCCTAGATTTGCCGCGCTTACTTTTACAGTACTTGCGCCCTGCACCACCGGGACAAGCTCAGTACCAGCCAGTGGTGTAGTTGCTGCTGGAAGATTGGAAATCTTGACGCCTGCCATTTTTTGTTCCTTTAAGCCCAGACCCTAACAGGTTGCTGAACATCTACTTCGTATTCACAGAAATCGTCTTCGCCAACACCTCGCACGTTGACGTGCCAGCCGGGTACAGGCTCAGTCTCAAAGATTGAGCCGCCATCTGAATGAATGACAACGCCAGTTTGCCTGTAGATGCTGCCAACAACATCAATCGAGAAGCCAAACTTTGGCACTAAAACATCATCAACCTTATCAAACAAAACAGACTCGGCCTCTGCTTTACTGCTGAACTTTAGGTGCTTGTCCATTACTTGGTGAGTGTTTGCAGTTGGCCGTTGCTCAGGCGGGTTGGGTAGTACTTGAAGGAGCGGATGTGGCCGTTGAGAACATCAAGCCCGCCGGACTGGAACCCAAGCTGTAGTCTGTCAACAGTCGGCATTGTTCCGCTTGTATCGGTTTGTATTGCCCCATTGCTTGCTGCTAAAGCAAAATCATTTGCCTTGGTTGCTACAGCTATCTTGCCAATACTGTTAATCGTATAGGTGCCAGTTGACATATCCGCTTGTGATACGCCCGCAGTAACTACGCTGCCTCGGAACAAGCTGCCGCCCGCTGCAATCAAGTTAATTCGGTCACTGAGTGAACCGTTATTAATGCTTGCAATTGCAGGAAAGCCGCCCGGCCTAAAATGTGAGAACTCTGTGTAAAACGTCCCCTCAACCGGGTTATACCAGTTGGAGAAGTTAGCCCCCGTAACGCTTGCAACATCTGCTGCGCGAGTGGCTGCGGCTGTGGTCGTGGGGATGTAGCTGGTGGGGAATGCTCCAACTTCCAGTTGGGCGCCCCAGAAAAATAGGCCTGAGGTGCCGTCACCTGTGTAAACAGTGTTGGTGCCTTTTGCTAATTGCTGACGAAACACAGCCGCTCCGGTGCCGGTTGCTGTGTACACAATCCAGCAACGAAACCAGCCATTTCCAGCAGAACTAATGCCGGAAGAAACAACTGGTGCAAGTACAGTACTGCCACCTGTTTCAAGATCGAAAACAACATTTCCTGGGCCTTGACCACCAGTTCTCACGCACACACGCCGGGCCTCCCCTGTCAAGCCAAGCTTGGCATAAAACGACCATGTATATGTGGTTCCAGCAGTAACGGACGGAGTTCTGTCACCCGCATAATGCTCAAGACTACTTGTGTCCTCTTGAAAGAAATCAGCCAAGCTGCCGTCAGGTGCCGTAATCTGATTAGCAACGACCACACCACCAGTCCCACCACTTAATACATCGCCTGAGTTTATTGCTAAATTCGTCCTCTGCTCCTCAATCAGCAGCCCTTTTGGTGCCAGAGTCACAGGGTCGTAGTCGAAGCGGGGGCCGTAATAGGCTGATGCCTCTGTTTGATAGTACGGCTGCAAAGCGCCTACGTTGAGCTGTGCGCCCCAGACGTAGATTGATGTCGTTAACGTGTTTACTTCACCACCGCCTGAATTTGCAGAACTTACAACATACACCGCAACAGACGAAGACGCTGCCGATGGAGTAAAAACCATCGTACATCGATACCACCCATTTCCAACATCTTGGATCGATGCTGTTGGGGTAGCACCAGTCACTGTGCCAACGCTGCCAACCACACCGTTGGCTACGTCAAAGTTAGCGTACATCCCGCCAAACCCGCTAAAACCTCTTAATTGGGCAAAATCATTAGTGCCCTTTTTTACATACACCGAATACGTGTGTGCAACAGCCGATAAGGTTACCGCCTGAGATGCGAAATGCGCCGCACTTGTCCCATCGGCGGTTATTGTGTCTGCCGTGGTTGTTCCATCTGGTGCCGCTACAGTGTTAGCGGTGACTGTTCTGGCACCGGCGGAGGAGTTCCAAGCCGCGTTATCAAACTGCTCCGAGTACGTCAGCAGGTTGTGCGGCGCGTACTGAAGCGACCCATCCGAGCCGACCAACGTGGCGTTGCTGGTGCGGGAGAAGGTGATCCTCGGATCAAGCTCACCACTCAGAAAGTTAAACGCAAGTTTGGCATAGGGCGGAGCATTCAGCAAAGACGGTATCCCGCCAAGCCCCAGACCAACGGCGTTCCGGAGTGCTACGCCCCAGCTCATCGGATATTGATTGGTTTGGCGTACAAGGTGCCGCCAGAGGCAACCTGCACAGCGCTCACGACCCAAGGGCCACCAGTACCGTTCACGCCAGATGCAGGGTTAGGCACGTTGAATGGAATCGGGGTGCCAGCAGGAATAGGCGTATCAGACGTCGTCGCCGTCACACCCTCACCGACGCGAATGTAAGCATCAGTCGTACACCAGACCAAGACCCCTTGAGGGCCGGGAGGCCATGCCAAAGTCGTTCCAGCAGTGCCCGTATACGCTACGCTCTTGGCGCCATACGACGCATCCATGCAAGGTCGAAGAAGTTCCATTTTTTTTCCTTACGCCAAAAAGCGAAGCTTGTACAGGGTCGAGAGATACAACGCAACAATCTCATCAATGATATTGTGCAACGGCGTGCAGTCTTTATCCACAATTTTGAAGCGTTCCGCCTCAATTTCTTCCATCTGATCCTGCAAGAACTCAACAATGTTGGTTGTCTTCTTTGCAGACATCAAAGAAATAGGCCCCATTAGGCCATGCTTGCCTTGGTAGGCTTCAGCAAAACTATCCGCCAAGCCCACAATCTCCTCATAGAACCCCTGCAAAGCCATATGCTTGGCAAAGCTGCGGGTGTTCAAATGCACCGAATGGGCCACATCACGGGCCAAGAACAGCATCCCAACAAAATCACATGCCTTCATTTTGCATCCCTTGTTGTGGCATTTGTTCCATCATCTCAGGCATCTCTTGACGCATCTGCGGAGCACCGGCAATCAGGTCACCCGTGTCCATCGCCGCCGCAATCGTGCCCATCACGATGTCCTGAATCTGCTCAGGCGACATAGAAGCCTGCACAGCACTGATACGCTGCGTCTCAGCTTGATATGCCTTCACCTGAGAATCAAACTCCTTGACGGCAATGTCACGAGCCTCCATAGACTGCTGAACATTCTTCAGCATCTGGTGCATCTGCTCCATCTCCTGACCCATTGCCTGAATCTGCTGCTCAGCAGCCTGCAACTCAGGCGTCTTGTCATCGTCAGCCAGCAACTTAGGATCAATCGTCTTGGCAAACCGCTTCGCCATCTCTTGCGCACCAGGCCAGTCCATGTTCTTGACAAACAAGTCCCCAGCCACCGCCCACAACTGAGGATTGCCCTGCAACAACTGGCTCATCGCATCCAAAGACTCTTGGCGCTTAGTCATGTAGCTCGGGCCAGTCGTGACGCAAACGTCATACTTGCCAACGCCCAAGTTGTATATCTTTTCAAGCACAACGCCGTTTTGATCCTCAATCTTACGCACAGGCTCTTGCTGCGTAGGATCAATCTTTGCCATCTTGGTCTCGCCATCCAAGCCAATGATCCGCGCAATACGCTGCGTGTCATAGATCTTGGGAGCCATATCAATGATCTGCCGACCAATGTGGCGTACAGCGCGAGCAAGGTTGTCTACGTAGTGATACGTGCCCGTATCGCCTTGCTTCTCACGCGCGAGAATAGCCCGGCCAGACCGCTCATTGCT